TCGAGCGCATCGCGCTTCCGCATGGTGGCGGCGAAACAGTGGTGGCCGTCGTCAATAAGCCATTCCGCGCCGACCTTGGCCACGCGAAGCGCCGCGCCGCCATTCGGCATCCGGCTGTGCAGCTTCGCCAGCGCATGCAGCGATTCGGTAGCCGATTGGCGCGCAGCGAGCGCACGTTCAAGGCGGGCACTCACGACGCACCCCCGACCGGCGCTGCCACCGGCTTGCTGTGCTCTTTTTTGTCGCTGAGGAAGACCACGCAGAGCGACATGCCCTGACTCCGCACCATCGCCGTACGCACACGGTACGCCTTGTCGACAACGCGCGTGCCCTTGTAGTCGTTGTGGATCTCGGCGAACTCCGCTGCCGTCATCGCATGCGCGCCCTCGCGCAGGTTCAGCAACGGCAACGCTGCTTTGCCAACGCGGCGCGGCTTCGGTTCGAGCATCGCCCCGCAGCCCTGCGCCTTGAGTTGGTCGGTTTCGTACGCGATGCGGCCCGCGAGGTGCGCGAGCCAGCGGTTCGCGTTGTCGATCTGCGCTGCTGCGCTGGCTTGCACGCCATCAATGATCTTGTGAAGCGTCTCGGCCTGTGCGACCGGATCCAGCAATACCACCTTCTCTAGCGCGTCATACGTGCCGTAGGAGACTCCGGTGGAGCTGCTGTAGTTCGCTAGCATCACCAACTTGCGCAGCGGCGCACCATGCACGAACTCTCCGCGCGTCGTCGTGAACTTCACGCGGGTTCGCTCGCATTTCCGCCAGTCCGCTTGCAGCGTTCCGATGCGCCTCGCGCGCACGCTCGGATTCTCCTTGTAGCTGGCCCACCGCACCGAAGCACCGGAACGGCCAGACCAATAGCTGGCCCGCTTGTCGGCCTCGATGGATGCGCGCATGTTCGTGTTCGATCGCTCGATGGCGCGGCGGTGGCGACCTTCGCTATGGTGGCCGACAAGGATTGGCTGGCCGAACGGGATCATTTCCACCGCGGCCCGCGATGCGCTGTAGCGTTGCTCGCTCTCTTTCGCTGCGTTGCTCGCGTAGCCATCGAACCGTTCCGCCCGCGCCTCTGCGCGCTCCTCCAGCGTGCTCGGCTCGTCGTCGATGCCGTCCACATCGGGCATGGCCAACGCAGCATCCTCGCGCGCTGGCGTCCACACTGCGAACCAGCATTCTTGCATGCCTGCCCAGTGGAAGCCCGCAGCGCGCAGCGGGGCAAGCGTCTCGTCGCTCTGACGGGTGGCGAAGTAAACCCGCAGCTTGTCATCCTGCGGGGAGTAAGTAACGGTCGTGCTCATAGGTCAATTCTCCTGCCCTGATTCCGCAGGGCGACGGGTTGCGCTCGGGACCGGAGCGCTCGGTTGTGGGTGCCGGTTCTCATGCGGAACCGGCGAAGCGCGTCAGTCGGGTGCGAACCGGTCGCAATCGTTTTGCCAGCGATGCACCCGATGCCGGGCGGCGATTACATCGGATTCGCGACGGTCGCATTCTTCGCAACCGTTAGAGCCTTCGTAGTCCCACTTCGCGCAGTCGTCGGCGTGGTCCTTTCGAGCCTGGTACGCTGCGCGCAAGTCATCCTTCGCGCGCATCAAGTTTGACCCGTAGCTTGCTGGCTTACTCATAGCTCGGCACCTCGCTAGGGAATGACAGGGCGAGAGTGGTAACCCATCGGCAAGTCAGGGTTTCATGGCGGGGGCGGGTGCTTGTGTACTCGCCATCGTCGAAGATACCCTGGCCATCCTCAACCAACTTGCCGAGCATCGCTACCACATGCTGCGGCTTCTCGTGCGAGACATATCGCACCGAATCAAGCGAAGTCTCGCCGCTCTCGTACTGGTCAAGCTCCGAACCATCCGCAAGCTGCAGCTTGGTTAGGAAGGTTTCGGTGCGGTACTCGTGATCGGCAGCACGCTCGCCAGGGAACGCGGCGACTAGCTCGCCGCAATCGTACCACCAGCCGCCCTCTTCCGATCCGCCGCACGCTTGCGAAAGACGGTAGACAGCCCACCATCCGGCTACCGGCTTGCGGATGGTTTCGAGGTGCTCGCCCTCGGTCCGCGACAGAATGCGGGGGGCAGTCACGATTCACCCCCCTTCGCCATCGGCGTGCAAAGCAGAGCGGCACCCTTTCCAGCCGAGCATGCCGGATTTGAGATCGTGCAGCCATCGTGATCGCCAAAGCAGAAGGGGCATCGATTGCGCTTTTCGATCTGGAAGCACAGGTTACCGAGGTAGCCGCGGTAATCGCGACTCGACAGCGCGGTCGCGACGATGCGGTCGACACCCTGGAGGGCTATGCGGGCTTCGGACTCCAGAACCGCCGGAAGGTGGGCGGTCTCCTTCGTGGTCAAGCAGCAAGCCGAGGCCAGCATTGCGACTTGGCTCGCCCGCACGTTGTAGCGTTCTTCGATCATATCTGCAGCTCCTGCCGCGATTCTGCGCGGCGTCATGGTTTCGCCCTTACTGGGGCTCATCAGTGCGGCGAAGTAGCCGCAGACCCTCGATCGGTTACTAGTCAGCCCATCCGCCCCACTTCGCGAGATCGATCCCATGCGTGGCGGCAAGCTGCGCGCCAGACTTCGTGAAGTGGACCCAGACCAAACCTTCCTCGTCATCGTAGTCCGTGGTCAGCAACCCGGCCTGCTTGAGTTGCGTCAGGTTGCCCTGGTCTCGCTTCTGGTCGCCGACGTTGCCCTTGGCTCCGAACAGCGGGTTGCCAGACCAGTTGCCAGCGTCGTTGGCCAGGGCGAGGAAGAGGGAGAGCGAAGCTGCGGTGATTTCCATGCTGCTCCTTTAACGTCCGAACCGTGCGAAGCGTTCCATCTTTGTCCTAGAATCCGCTGCACGAAGTCATAAGCCGGTGCGAATACTAGACTTGCATCGGAAAGTTTTTTCTGAGGTTGAAGCCACTGGCCAAGCAACCCTTCAAGACCGGCCAACGATTCAGCAACCCTTCAATTGAAGCGTTGCACGATGCATAGAGCCTTGTCCGACAAGGGGTTGCGGATTCCGATGTGCAACGGTTCAACGATTCAAGGGGGCGGTGCGTAGGTAGGCCCGAACCCGCCAAGGATCCGAGTCGGGGGTTGGTTAGCTAGGCATTAGGCTAACAGTAACCTAACCTGGCTCTGGGCTTGAGTGGTTGAAGTGTTGTACTGTACTAGTACTATACTACTACTTAACTAACTACTACTACTAGACTTACGTCTAGGAGCAACACTTCAAATGACGCGTTGGTTGAGTCGTTGGATTTTTTGAAGCGTTGCCGATCACCGGAACTTCGTTAGGCTAACATCGAACGAACTACCCCTAAGAGTGATTACGGTGGGCCGACATGTAAGGAATTCGGACACCTGTAAGGATTCCGGACGCGACCCCTTCACGGCGGCGGCGGTCGTGCTAGCTTCCCTGGCATGGTTCCCGCAGACATCGTTGAACCGCTCTGCGCGTGGCTCTCAGAGGGCAGGACCCTTCGCGACTTCTGCCGGCAACCTGGGATGCCATCCCGCGACACAATCGATGCGTGGCGACGGAAGCACGACGATTTTGCGCACCGGGTCGCGCGCGCGAGGGACATCGGATTCGATGCCATCGCCGACCAGTGTGCGACCATCGCCGACGACGAAGACAAGCCGGGCGAGGATGCCCAGCGGTCGAAGCTGCGCGTCGAGACTCGACTAAAGCTCCTGGCCTGCTGGGATCCGCGTAGGTATGGTAACAAGGTCCAGGTCGGCGGCGACGGCGGCGAGCCCATCAAGGTAGCAATCGACAAGGACCGGGCCGAGAAAGAGCTAGCCAGCATCCTCGCCAACGCCGCGAACCGGGTGTCGGAGCCTGACGGCTCGTGACCGTGGGCGACATCGTGCAGGCTGTGTGCGCCGTGGCCCTGGGGCTCGTGATGCTCTTCGCCATGATGAACCGAAGCCGGTGCGAGCGATGATCCCCACGCCCCGCGGCAGCATGTTCGGCGACTGCCCGCACTGCGGCAAGCAGGGTAGCGATTGCCCCGACCCGAGCACATGCAGCCTCTGCTCCTGCGTCGCATGTGAGTCAAGGCGCCGGCAAGCCACGGAACGCATCCAGCGCGCCCGCCAGCGGCTCATCGGGCAAGGGTCGGTAGCTGAACGCATCGCCGACGATCGGGCCGCATTCGGGGGCGGGCTGAGATCCTGGGTCGATGAGTCGCGGAAGGCTAGGGCCGAGATCCGCTGCAGCATCCTCGGGGGCGACGGGCGGCTGCCATCCTGGGGCGGCTGCTGAGTGGATCTTCGAAAGGTTCTCGCCGCTCTCACGCCAGCCGAGGCCAAGCGCGTCGAGGAACTGCGCGCCATCTGTCGCGAGGTCTGGATGCCTCGGGCCGAGAACGCGCCGCAGCAGCTCGCCTATCGCTCGACGGCCGATGTCGTGGGCTACGGGGGCGCTGCAGGTGGCGGCAAGAGCGACTTGGGCCTCGGGCTAGCCCTGACCCGCCACCGCAACGTGCAAGTGTTCAGGCGCGAGGGCACCGAGCTAGGCGGCCTGATCGATCGGTGCGCGCAGATCCTCGGCACGCGCGAGGGGTTGGCCGGTCGACCGCCCACATGGCGCAAGCCAACCCCGACGTGCGACCTTATCGAGTTCTGCTCGGTTCCCCACCCAGGCGACGAGCAGGGCTACCAAGGACGCGCCAAGGACTTTCTCTGGTTCGACGAGGCGTCCAACTTCCTAGAGAGCCAAGTGCGCTTTTTGATGGGCTGGGTGCGACCATCACCGGGCACCGACGAAGGGCGGCCGGCGGTCCGCTGTCAGACGCTCCTAACCTTCAATCCGCCCACCACTGTCGAGGGTCGCTGGATCGTCGCCTTCTTCGCCCCGTGGCTTGATCGGAAGCACCCGAACCCGGCCCGCGACGGGGAGCTGCGCTGGTTCGCGATGCTCGACGGCAAGGAACGCGAGGTGCCAAGCGGCGAACCGTTCAAGGATGCCGAGGGTCGCACCGTGCTACCGATGTCGCGGACGTTCATCGCGGCGAGGGTCAAGGACAACCCCGACCTCGCGAACAGCCGCGCCTACCTCGCCACGCTCGATTCGCTGCCCGAACCCTTGCGTTCGCTGATGCGAGACGGCGACTTCGCGGCGGCGATGGAGGATGACGCGATGCAAGTCATTCCCACCGCCTGGGTCGAGGCCGCCATGGCTCGATGGAAGCCGCGCAACCCGGTGCCCGAGATGTCGTCGCTCGGGGTAGACGTGGCGATGGGGGGCAAGGATCAGACCATCATCGCTCGCCGGCATGGCTCCTGGTTCGATGTCCCGATCTGCTACGAAGGGCACCAATGCCCGGACGGCCCCACTATCGCGGGCTACATCATGGCCGCGCAGCGCGATCGGGCACCGATCCACATCGACCTGTTCGGGGTGGGCGCTGAGCCCTACGGCCACCTGATGCGCGCGCAGGCGCCTGTGCTTGGGGTATCGATGGGTGAGAAGACGGGCGAGATCGCGATCGAGGGGCGTCGGCGGTTCTTCAACATCCGCACGGCGCTCTGGTGGCGGATGCGCGAGGCGCTCAACCCGACCAACCCGCTGCAGATTGACCTGCCGCCGGATCGCCGTTTGCTTGCCGACCTGTGCGCCCCTACGTGGAGCGAGCGAGCTGGCGGCATCATCCAGGTGGCTGATCGCGATGAGATCATTGCCAAGATCGGCCGCTCGCCAGATCATGGCACCGCCTACATCCTGGCGCTGATGCACTCGCCCGCGCTGATCGGTAAGGGTAGCGGATGGGAGAAGCGCGAAGCGCCCTACGATCCGCTGCAGAGCATGGAATCCTGGCGAACGTGGAGGGGAGAGCGATGATCAAGCGAAGCGAGCGAGGATGGCGCTGCGGCGACTCGCACCACAACAGCCGCTACTCGGATGCGATGGTGAAGCGGGCTCGTGACCTGTTCGAGCTGGAGAGCGTAAAGCCGACCGCGATTGTCTACCGGTTGCGGATCGAGTTCGGGGCCATGGTGCCGGTGAAGACGATCCACCAGTGGATCTACTACACCTCGCGCAACGTGACCCCTAGGGCGCCCGAGCACCGGGCTCCCCGGTAACTGCCTTTCGGCGTGCCACGGTAGGCGTCGTGACCACCGAAGCACCCGCCACCCCGACCACCATCCGCCGCGCTACCAGCCAGGATGCCGAGGCGCTGATCCCGCTGGCATCGCGGTTCGTGGAGCAATCGCCCTTCGCGCAGCTCGTGCCGCTGCATGATGAGAGCGCCCGCGCCGCCATGTTGCGCTGCTTGGTCAGCGGCGTGGGTGGCGCCACTGTTTTCGTGGCCGAACAGTCGGTTCCTTGCACTGCCCCCGGTCGCGAGCTTGAGCGCGAGACTCGCATCGTGGGGGCGGTGATGGGCGAGTCGCGTTCGGTGTGGCACAGTCGGCAGCCGATCGTCGAGATGCTCGGCGGCTTTGCCGAGTCGCTCACGGTCTGCAACCTGCTGTGGGATTCCTTCCGGCAGTGGGCTCGCAAGGCGCAGCATGCTTCGTGCGTCGTGATGCAGGGCGAAGCGGAGAGTCTGCGATGAATGCCGCAGCCCTGGCGCCTCGGGTCGAGGAACTCACCATCGAGCAGCTTCGCTCGCTGTCGGCCGAGATGCTTCCGCGCCACTACGCCGAGGTAAACCGGCCTGCGCCGGCCATCGACTGGGAGTCGTTCGAGCGTCTTGAGTTGGCTGGCATGACCATCGCACTCGGCGCCTATGTCGGGGACGAGCTAGTTGGCTACTCGCTCTCGTTTGCGCCGCTAAACCACCTCCACTACTCGGGCGAGCGGTTCGTGCACTGCGATCTGTTCTACGTCGAGAAGTCTTGGCGCGGTCGGCAGCCTGGGTTCCCCGACACCATCGGGAACATGCTGCGGGCCGAGATGCTTCGCGCTGCGGATCGGTTCGATGCGAAGCTCTGCTGGCGTGCCAAGCCGGGTTCGCCGATGGCGTTCTGGCTTGAGCGCCACGGGTGCAGCATGGAAGAAATCGTCTACGTCGAAGGGGGGAAGTAGCTATGGCATTCTGGGTATCGGCTGGCATCGCAGCGCTGTCACTCGGCTATGGCGTTTACTCGGGCGAGGAAGGTAAGCGGGTAGCTACCAACCAACGCAGGAAGGCCAAGGCATCGCAGGATGAGGCCCTTCGCCTGCAGATGATCGAGAAGCAGCGATCGGCGGAAGCCGATAGCAAGTCCAATCGCGCAACCCCCGGCAGCACCATCGCTCCCGATGTGGCGCTCAACGCGACCGACAAGACCGGTGGCGTGGATGACCGGCTGAAGCTTGCTCGTCCATCGAAGCTCGGCGGGGGTGGCTGATGCCTCCGGTCCTCGATGATGCAAAGCGCAGTACCATCTCGCGCCGCGAGGAGTGCGACCATCGGCACAAGGCGCTCTGGAACAGCGAGGAGCGCAATGCGTTCCTGAATCGCTCGCGCGACATCTGCGACTACATGCTGCCGCATGCATCGTCGCTCCTCTGCAACTCGCCGTCGCAGGCCGACGAGCGGTGGCGCCACATCTTCGATACCACCGCCACCGAGGCGCTCGACATCTCGGTGGCTGGCCACATGACATACGCCACGCCGGTCGGTGCCGGGTGGCTGGGGCTCGCCCTTCGCAACGAACCCGACCTTGCCGACAATGGCGAGGTGAAGGCGTTCCTGCTGGATCTCTCTGCGCGCAAGATCGCCATCGCCCAGCAGAGCAATACCGAGCAGGACTTCCGCCTGCTGTGGCGCGACTCGCTCGCGTTCGGCGGCGGCGCGAGCGTGATCGACGACGACGATCTCTACACGATCTGGCACCACTACGTGCCCGTTGGCGACTACGCCATCGGCGCCAACTTCCGAGGGCAGATCGACACGCTCTACCGCGAGTTGCGGCTCACGCTCAAG